TGGGGTGCATGTAACGGTAACTGGCCGGGCTCATAACCCGAGCGATTGAGGGTTCGATTCCCTTCCCCGCCACCTTTGAGCTTCCGAGCCGAAGTAGATCGATTATCTGAAACCGTGTGTCATGGGTTCAAATCCCCTCCCGTGTCTTCATTGACTGCGGGTAGCTCAGCGGCAGAGCAGCGGTCGGGGAAACCCTTTTCGATTTACACCCCATGTTCGGAAGCACCAAACTCCCGAGGAATTGTCTGTCCGAGCGGGCATCTAAGGGAATCGGGAGAACCGTTCTTGGGGAATGGTTCTCCCACCAAACTAGGTGGCAGCGGGATAGAATGGTCCCGTAGCGATGAGCTAGCCGGTAACCAGGTTGGAACCCTGGCCACCATATCCACGGGTACGAGGAAGATGGTAATCCACTCGCTTTGGGAGCGAGAAACACCGCGTTCGATTCGCGGGTACCCGACGTGTTGAATGGACACCGGCGCAAGAGTACGCGCAGTCAGAACACCAACTGCGTTGAGGCGCGAATAACAGAAAGCCTGGTCGAAGTTCGAGACAGTAAAGATCCTGAAGGCCCAGTGTTGACTTTCTCGTTCAAGCAGTGGAAGACCTTTTTGAAATCGCTTTAGTTTGGGTACGAGCCGGAAGACCTTTGGTTATCGCTGATTGCAAATCTACCCAAAAACCCGAGGGTCATCACACATGTTCGTATCTTCCAAGGTTTCCTAGATTCTGTAGTCACCTGGCCTGGGGCCTAAAGGGTCTAGGAATATATTCCTGAGCCGGACGTTGATCGGTTATCTTTCTGCAAAAAAGAAACTGTGGGTTCGAATCCCACGCGGCCAAACATGGACAAGGCCAACCCCGATTGACACAACATGTTCAGGGACACCCAGTCCCCCGACGTTAAGTTTCGGCTCCATTGTCGGGCGGAGTACTAACTGGTATTCCGAAAGGTAGCACGCGGGGAGATACTGCTAGGACTAACGGTTGAAGGCGTTTGACGGGTTTTCAAACATCCTAGTTAGTCTCAAAGAGGCTACGGACCATCGGAGTATGAAAATCGCACGGGTATCCGAGACCACGGGGATCAAAATTAGACAACTGTGTTTCAATGGCAGGATACACAGCAGACTAAGAGGTGCGTTCCCCCTAGATGGCAGGAATACCAGTTAGTACACGCGGGTATAGCACAATGGCCAGTGCGCCTGCCTTCCAAGCAGGTTATGGGAGTTCGATCCTCCCTACCCGCTCTAGAGGAAAGCTGCTTTCCTCTCTAAACTCCTCGCCCCGGTCCGCGAGGGGGAAAAGGTGATCCTTGATAGCTCCCTTGGTTGTGGCGACCGTTTAAATGGGTTGAGCGTTAGGGGCTAAAGAACAGAGAATGGCCCGCGCTCTGTCACCAAAAAGACGGGCCTTAAACGTGATCAATCGCATGGAGACCAGGATGAAATACTTTCTGAAGAAAAAGGGCGAACAACACTACCAAGATGTGTCTAAAGAAGACTACGTAAATGCAGAACGAATGGACGGATTCTATAACACGCTCGGATGTCCAGAAGAGCCAGCAACCTCAGCATTTGGTGGCATGCTTTTCGAAGGGTACACCGAGTTTGAATCCATAGCAGATTTCAACGTACCAAACCGCCACACAAAAGGATCAGGACATGAATAGCAAAGAACGATGGGAATATGCCAAGCACCACTACAACGCAAAGGAAGTTGACTGGGGTAAAATGCCTCAGTTAATTGTATTCCTAGCCTGGTTGAAATTCCTCATTATGCACCCAATTGCCACAATTAAAGAAACCTTCAACGCAATGAGGTAAACTAAACACGTAGCGAGCCGGACTAGAGTTGGTTATCGAAGGTTCAATTCCTCCTATCGCCGCCAAAAATTGGCGATATCGCCTAGTTGGTTAGGGCATCCGATTCTTTCAACCATGTTCGCTACACCCATCAGAAACATGATGCGAGCCGGCGATAGTTGGTTATCTTGGCAGCGCCTTGGGGTTCAAGTCCCTAAGCACTTTTGGTGATGTTGGGAAGGACATCACCTTAAGTGTAGGCAATTTCCGACTTCACAAACATGTTCGCATCTTAATCGGGTTACGCGCTGGATGCGCTATTCGGCCTTCTAAGTTGGATATGCCAGGTTCGATTCCTGGGTGGCCCACTCTCTGGTTGATTGAGGGTCGGCTAGAGAAGAAGTGGGGCAACATCGATCGAGTAGGCAGCGTGGCCGAAACTTGGCAAACCGTCAGTACACTACGTGGTGGCGTTGCAGAAGACCTCAGCGATGGATGGCCTGGTTCAGTCTAGCGATGAGGGATCGTGAGAGGTCCGCCCATCCGCTCGTCCAGGTGCCCCACTTCCCAAAAGTTGGGAGTTATCCTCATGCGTGGAGACAATTACAACAACGGTCCCAGTTGCGATAATTCGGGTGCCCGCCGATACAGCGTAAGCAAGTTCATCGAAATCAAACCAGGAATGAGAAAGCCGTAACAAAAATGCTCGAAATCATTCGAGCCGGAAAGGAAATGGAATGTCGTCGCTACAAAACTATCTCGATGACGCAAACAAGCCAAAGACGCAAAAGGAACAGGCTGATCCTCGACAGGTCAAGAACAACGCTGGTGGATTCACCTTCGAAGTCAACGACAGAACTCGGTTGGAGCGGTTCCTCATTCTCGGTACGGATGGGGGAACGTACTACGTCAGCGAACAGGATCTGACGAAGCAGAACGTGGAATGGCTTATCGAGCTGATCAAGCGCGATGAAAACGGTCTGGTTGTTGATCGAGCTGCTGATATTTCTTATGATGGTCGGGCTCTGCGCAATGATGCTGCTATCTTCGCTCTAGAGCTGGTTTTCCAGTACGGAAGCGATGAGCTGAAGAAGGCCGCACGAAATCGTTTCCACAGCATTGTGCGTACTTCTACTCACCTTTTCACCAGCACCGGATTTGCTGAGAAGATGGGTGGCGCATGGGGTCGTGCGCGGAAGACTGCCGTCCAAAACTGGTACACCAATAAGACTCCTGAGCAGCTTGCCTATCAGGCAGTGAAGTACCGTCAGCGGGACGGGTGGACGCACCGGGACGTTTTCCGGCTGGCACACCCCACTGGGGTAGACCAGAACGTCGGAAACTTCATCCTGGGTAGGGACGTTACGTTCGACAATCCTTCGATTCTCGTAGGGTTCAAGAACGCTCAGGCAGCGAAGACGATTCCGGATCTGCTCAACGTTCTGGACTTATTCCCGAGCCTTCCGTGGGAAGCCATTCCAACTCAGTTCCACAAGGAGCCTGATGTTTGGAAGAAGCTCTTCTATAATGGGCAACTTTCTGGCCAAGCACTGGTACGTAACATTACCCGTTTGTCTCGGATCGGTGCTTTTCGCGACATGGTTTTTGCTGCGGATTACGCTGCTAAGTTGACCGATGAGGAAATGATTCGGAAGACTCGGCTGCACCCGTTCAATTACCTGAACGCGCTGATTGTGCACGAGCATGGCCAGATTTGGCGTCCCCGGAGCACACTTATGCGTGAGCCGCAAGGTCTTCGGCGCGTCGATGGCATTTCGCGTATTAAGGATTGGGACACTGTTCCTCAGATTCTTGACGCGTTGAACGTGGGGTTCTATCTCGCGTTCAAGCACGTGCAGCCCTCCGGCAAGAGGCTGTCTATTAATCTGGATGTTTCGGGTTCGATGAAGGCAGCGGTCAGCGGTTTGGACATGAGCTGTGCGCAAGCTGGTGCAGCTTTGGCTATGGCGGTGGCCAAGACCGAGCCGTACTACCAGGTCTATGGTTTCAGCGATGGCACCACTCGTGGCGGTCGTGCGTACAACTGGCGTCAAGACGTGCTGGTGGATTTGGGAATCTCGCCCGGAATGAACCTTACCCAGGTGCTCAAAAAGACCCATGACCAGAACTTCGGTCGAACCAACTGTGCTCTCCCCATGACGCACGCGTTGAATAACAGGATCGAAGTTGACACCTTTGCTATCATTACTGATAACGAAACGTGGTTTGGCGATATTCACCCGCACGTCGCGCTCAAGAACTATCGCCTGACGATGGGCATCGATGCTAAGCTGGTCGTGATGGCCATGACGGCGACGCCGTTCACTATCGCCGACCCATCGGATGCTGGAATGCTGGATATTGTTGGTATGGACGCCAGTGTTCCCAAGCTGATTACCGAATTCGCGAAGAGCGGATTCTGAAATGCTGGGGTACTTCAGGAACAGTGCGTTAACTCTCCCCAGTTATCCACGCACGCAGGGTTTGGATGCTTCTCCACGCGTCTACAGTCAGAATCCTGTTCTGTGGTTCAAGTACGCGAATAACTGAAGTGCCCCTCTTTCCGGGGCCGACGTGCCTGACAACGATGTTTTCCTGATCCGTCGTTTAGGGAGGACCACACGTCGGCCCCTTTTTCTTTTCTATTGGAAAGTAGCGTTGAATGACTACTCATGTGTTCATGATCGTTGACATGTCCGGCAGTATGTACGATCTTGCTCCAGACGTCCGTGGTGGATTCAATTCATTCCTCCAAGATTTGGAGAGTTCATCAGACGATTACAGCTTTACCGTTACCCTATTCGACACCCAGTTCATTTCGCTTTGTACTGCTGCCACCTGGGAAGCCACGCCTCGGTTGGACAACAAAAACTATCGCCCTCGTGGGATGACTGCCCTGCTTGATGCAGTGGGCAAGACGGTGACAGATTTCGAGGCCAAAGATGTGCTCAAGGACGGCGACAAGGTTCTGGTCATCGTTCAGACTGACGGCCGTGAAAACTCCTCCAGCGAATTTCGCTTGGAGCAGATTTCTACTATGATTGAGGAACGGGAAGCCACTAAGAAGTGGTCGTTCGTTTTCCTTGGTGCTGGTCCAGATGTTTGGACGCAGGCTGGATCGATGGGTTTCCAACGGGCCAACACGGTTTCTTATGGTCGGGCGTCTACTCGTTCATCGTATTCGGGAATGTCCCGAGCCACCAAGAGCTTCGCGGGTGGCGCTTCTGGGCAAACGGTCTCTTCTACTATCGCTGAGGCCACCGGTGGCGAAACGCACGAGGAAGAGAAGTAATGATCTGGTTCGTACGAATTCGGTTAAATAGTGCAGTGGAAGAAAAACTAGCCAATGAGCTATCCCGAAACTTCGGTCAAACGTACGTGGACAACGGACGGAATCTAACCGAAATCACCTTTTACACAGTACATACAAATCTCCACTCAGCAATTAATAACAGCATCAGCTCCGTGCAAAACTTCATAACTCTTCTCATATATGGAATCTACATCAATCGGGTAGAAGTCATGACCCGAGAAGAACGCCTTGAAATGCTCAAGGACGAAGGAATCACTGAGGAAGATGTTTCCCAGTAATAGCAAGGGCGCTACTAGCTCAATGGATAGAGCTTCTGATTACGGATCAGAAGGTTCGGGGTTCGACTCCTCGGTAGCGCACGACGCCCGGCGCCCTGACGAAAGTCCCGGTGCGTAGTTTATGTCGTAGGAGATCAGCCGAGAGAATTCACTGAGATCACGGGCTCAAGGTGCGTTCTACCTCTTCGGGAGGAAGGGGTTCTCCTACGACTTCTAAAACCCCACAGAGGGAGGAATCAAGTGAGCTGGAATTCCGCGAAATCCGGGCGACTAGTACGTAAAGCTGCTGGAGTAATGCAGGACAAGGGCTATCTTAAGGGTAGTACTGGTGATCCACAAAACGGTTTCTGCATTCGAGGAGCGGTAAATTACGCTTGGTGTGGAAATGCTCAAATCACGGATAATTTCGAATACATGGACACGCCTGGCAAGATCATTGCCTCGCTGGAGCCTCCTCGATCGAAGCGTAATCCACAAGTTGTTCGTACGCTGACGGACTTTCGGGATTACCTCTACAAGAGTGGGTTGCTCGCGTCAGATCGCGCAGGTGTTGAATGCTTCAATGATAACACTGAAAGCGACGAAGTCCTTCGGTGGATGAACAAGTTCGCTGATGAAGTGGACCCTCAAAAATGACAATCCCAATCCAAAAACTAGGATGGGTGGCTGGAGTTCTCGACCTTAAAGGACGCGTTGTCACCAAAAACAACCAGCAACGAGCGACTCCGCAATTTGTGCTCCAAGTGGAAACCAAAGACATGGCCATCGTCCGTGAATTGTGTTCCCTGACGGGCACGCGGGTCGAAGCACGAACCGAGCGTAGGATGCCGGATTGGATGCGTCGGCCGTGTGCTGAACACTGTCCAGAAAAGCACGAACACGTTCACGCTGAGCGTCCCGGCAGTGATTGGAAAATGCCACCCATGGGTCGCTGGACAGCGACAGGTTGCACAGCGGCAATCATCCTTTACAACGTCCTTCCCTTCAGCCTAGCTAATCTCGGTCTAGAGGTGGCACTTCACGCTCTCCTGGATCAGGCAACACTTACGGGTCAAGGTAGTGGGACCACGATAAAGGCTATCCGTCGAATGAAAGAACTCGGTTGGGAGCTTCCCGAGAAATTCGAAGTGAGTCTGTATAATGCGGACGTAAAGCTTACATTAGAGGAAATGGATGGCACTAGTGCCGCCGCTGTGGCACTTCTCGCGGATATTCCGCCGAAAGAAATCGAAGCGTACGGTGGGATGCCATGAAGGTCATTGCATCATACAATGGCGAAGAGATTGGTGGGGTTTGTGAATCATGCGGAGGTGTAATCACCTTCACAAGATTTGAGAACGACATTTCTCCATATTACGAAGCCGAAGAAATCGTCAATAAGTGGATGGACCATCAGTTGAACGACTGCAAGTCTCTAGTTATTGACAATCCCGGCGGAATCAGCTAGAGTAATTACTGACAACCCACCCTTTGGAGGACAAAGTGGGAGTTTTCGAACTGAATCCTAACGTCGAAGATGACGACGAAGGGGACGATGAATTGTGGGAAGATGAGGAGATCGAAGATGAGGACGATGAAGACGACGACGATTTGAAATGACAATCCAGGGAATCTGCCCTACACCGAAAAAAAGTAGATACTACGATCTGAGTTTGGCAGAATCAATCCTCATCCGTATTAAACACAGAACCGAAGCGAACCTAGAAGTATACGAGTGCGTTGATCACTGGCACATTCGAGACAAAACTAAGAGAAAACGACTCGATCACAAGAGGGAAAAATACAACCGACAGCAACGTAAGAAGTACCAGCAGTTGACAATCTTTGATTGGATGAACGAAATCAATGGCACGTAAAGTGTTCAAGTATGGCCCTGTTGTAGTTACCGATGAATCGCAGCAGGTTCACATGCCCGTTGATGCCAAGATTTGTTTCATTGGCAGCAAAAGGGATGGCTTCATTGATATCTGGGCCATCGTAGATGTAGACGCGGTCGACCACACCTCCCCCCGAACGTTCCAGGTTTTTGGCACGGGTCATTCTATCCCCGAGGATGCCCAATACATGGGAACGTCAATTCAAGGAACGCCGATGACCCTACAAAACGGCTCGCTTGTCTGGCATTTATTCGAAAGATTGGCCGACTGATGCCTGGACTGTTCTTCAATAATCCAAATACGCCTGAAGGTAAGTATCTGGTTAAACGTCGTGACGGATCAATTCCACAATGGCCGCATTTCGTTCTTGCTGCGTCCGATCCTGCCGCTCCAGAAGCACTTTTGCAGTACGCAGATGCTGCCGCAGCACTAGGATACGATCCGCAATATACAGATGAAATTCGAAATTTAGCGGTGTTATTTGAGGAATGGCGTCGCGCACACGAGACGGGTGATCCGGACGCACCACCCCACAGGAAAGATGATCCCGCCACCATTGAGGAAATGCGTAAGGGACACAGCGCATGACTGACACTACTCTCGACGCGGCGAGGCGTTGTCCACGTTGCCAAGAACTAGGTGTAGAAGAGAATCGTAAGCCTCAACGCGGTGGAGGTACTACTCTTACGTTTGGCTGTAGGAATGAGCGATGCCGATGGTATAAGCAACCCGGTTGGGTTGTGGATGTCCGTCCTGATGGCACTCTCCCCGATCCAAATAGGCACCGAAACAAGGTTTTCCCCAAGATGCCCGACTTCACCAGTCGCATGCAAGAATCTGTAGATCGCCAGATTGAGGCAGAAACAGGGCCAGGGACGCCAGAAATACGACGGTGAATGTCAGAAAGCGAATCTTCTTCACATGGGATGGGGGATACGTAGCCTTCAATTCCTACGAAGAAGGCAGGGAGTACCTTCGAACAACATTTGGTGTGTTAACTCTGCAAGACATTCCTGAAGGCTGGTGTGGCGTAGGTAGCAATGGAAACGAATACGTTCTCTTGTCTACGCTCATCCACTACAACAACGGAAAGATGTGGTATGCTTAACCGCGCAGTTCAAACCCATCGTCGTAAGAAGTCACTTGAAGGCTGGGCGTTTCTCATTTTGGGTTCAATCGCCACGTTTTCCATCGGTCTGCTTGCACCCATGGTGGTCGTTCTTTAATTTAGGAGTGTAGAGGATGCCACAGCTATCCGGAATGGTGCTAGAAGGTCAGGACCCGGAAACGCGAATTCAAAACGTGATTGACGGCGCCTCCTGGATCGTTGAGGCTGACCAATCTTTAGTTGATCAGGGAAAGCAAGAAATTCTGAATAAGATTTCCAACGATAGCTGGGTTCCTCCATTCACCTGGTCTATGACGTGGATCAACATTCCTCCGCAAGAAGCACAGCAAGAACTACGTACCGAAATATTAAGTGCCTAAAACCTAATAGGGCCTGGTGGTTCGCCGGGCCCTATTAGGCGTTTTCTCAAAACAATATTTACTTGTGGATCTCGGTAGTACCCTGAGAACTAATCTGCTCGCGCTCACTTTCGCGCTGCTTCTTCAGGTCATCGACCGTCATACCACGCTGCTGAGCTTCTTGCGCAAGCTGCTGCTCGTCTTCCACAGAAGACTGCCGACGCGGCTGATTCGCCATTGCCATACTCCATCCCATGGGGTAGTATTAAAGTTCAGCCACACAAATACCCCACAGGGGGATGGTATAAACCTAATGGATGATGTAGAGGAAATTCCCACATGTCCTAGATGCGGAGGCGTCCACGCCTCTATGTATGAACCGTCCGGCTGGAAAGACGAAGACGATGAAGATTACCCCTGGGACATGAACGATGAATGATCAGGAACTAATTGATCTGGGACTTCTTCATCCTATACACACAACGGAACGCCGTGCCTTTCGTGGCTGTCGTCGTCGTTGGGCCTGGGTGTTCCGCGATATGTACTACCCGCTGAAGACTGCTCGACCATTAGAGTTTGGCGTTGCGTATCACGCGGCGATGGAAAAGTGGTACGACCCCCACCTGTGGGGTCACGAGGATCACGCGTTCATTGGCAAACGCCTTTCTATCCTAGAATTCCAAAAAGTAGTTAGCGCACAACTCAAAGAATACAAAAGACTTAACGGCGAACTAGATCACGAAACTAAAGAAGACTACCGCGATCGGGTTGATCTCGGCATCAAAATGATTACGTACTATATCGATAAGATTAGTCCTCTGGTTGATGTCGGGTTCAAGCCTATCGGGGTAGAAGTTCCATTCGAAGTTCCTCTTGGCTTTCGGTGTAAATGCGATTACTGCTGGCACAAATTCATGGTGAAGTGGGATACTCTTCGTCTTGGTGGTTATGGTAATCACACTGGGATCGACGGACGTATGCCGCAGCATCGAGAATGGGAAGGTCTGCCGGTAACCTACGGTGGCCGAATAGACATGATCGCGCTGGACGAACACGAGCGTATCTGGATTTTCGACTGGAAGAGTACAGCGCGAATTCTTGACGAAACATCGGAAGCTTCGTTCCTCGAACTTGATGATCAGATTACTTCGTATGTAACGGCTCTGTGGAGGCTCGGCCGGCCGGTAGCTGGCTTCGTATACCACGAGCAGCGCAAGGCCGTCCCTGAGCCACCCAAGGCTCTGCTGCGCCGGATGGGCGGGCGGTCTTTCTCCACCGCGAAGAACGCCAACACCGATCACCAGACCTTTATGAAAACCATTTTCGAACACGACCATGAAGCTTTCGCGTTAGGGCATTACGACGAATACTTGAAATGGTTGAAGGAAGAAGGCCCGCGTTACTGGCAACGTCACCAGGTGACTCGTAATGCCATTGAGTTAAAAAACGCGTGGGACAACATGGTAGCGGAGGCACATGACATCATTGACAACCCACGAATTTACCCTCAACCTGGTCGATTCTCCTGCCCAACGTGTGCTTATCGTCAGCCGTGCCTTGGGAAGTCCCAAGGGGAAGACTACCAGTACCTATTGGATACGACCTTCGAAAAGCGAACAAAACACTACTTCGAGACCCAGATGAGTACGGAGTGATTATGAGCATGCTAGTGCTTAGCCAATTAACTCTTAATGCTGTTAGTGCGGAAGCAATTAGAGCCCACCTAAAACACAAAGATCACGGTGGATCGCTGCTAGACCCCCGCCTTTCGACGGAGAAGCGGTTAGCCGCACTTATGGAAGAAGTGGGTGAGGTGGCCCGCGCACTCACTTATTATGGAGATCGGGGCAAAGATCATCTAGTTAAAGAACTAATCCAAACTGCTAATGTCGCACTTACGTGGGTTGAATTCCTTGAAGGTCAGCATTGAGAAATGACGAAGAAGAAATTCTTGAGAAAGCAAAAGTTAAACACGACAAAGATGGCTGCACATGTGATCCTAAATACGTTATGAGTTGTCCACGTTTAGCCGCTGCAATACTTTCTTTGGGTAAGGGAGAGAAATGACTCAAAACTACATCAATCACATTGCTCTTGTTCTCGACGCTTCCTCTTCTATGGGTCACCTACAGAATCAACTGGTTAAGGTAGCAGACGCGCAAATCGCCTATCTTGCGCAACGATCGAGGGAACTTGATCAGGAAACTCGTGTCTCGGTCTACACCTTCAATTCCGAGGTGAAATGCGTTATCTATGACAAAGACGTTCTTCGTCTGCCGTCAATTGCGCAGCACTATCGCCCATTTGGTTGGACCGCACTCATCGACGCCACCATGAAGTCTCAGGAAGATTTGTCCCAAACGGCACAGCTCTATGGGGACCACGCTTTCCTCACTTACGTACTCACTGATGGCGCGGAGAATAAGTCGCGTAGGTGGACCGGAGGCGCGCTGGCCCAATTGCTTGAAAAGCAAGCGGAAAACTGGACTGTCGCAGTTCTGGTTCCCGATCAGATCGGAAAGTTCGAAGCCAAGAAGTTTGGTTTTCCGGTGGACAACATTGCCATCTGGGATGCTAAAACGGTTAAGGGTGTTGTTGAAGTTGGCGAGACCATTCGGCAAGCCACTGACAACTTCATGGTTGGCCGGTCTTCGGGCATTCGCGGTACGCGTTCGCTGTTTTCAACCGGAGGCATAGACACCCTAAACAAGAATACTGTCAAAGCGGCTAGACTCCGTCCTTTGGCTAGGGATACCTATGACGTACTTAAAGTTGATAAAGCTTATCCGATTCGAGAGTGGGTCCAGGAACAGGGTCACCATTACCTTGTGGGTAAGGCTTTCTACCAACTCACCAAAGCTGAGACGGTACAACCACAAAAGACGGTTGCTATTCGCAATCGTAAATCTGGTCGTTTCCACACCGGGCCAGAAGCACGTAATCTGCTAGGGCTCTCGCAGGTAGATAATGACCGCGTGAAGCCCGACTTGAATCCCGAGTACGACATATTCATTCAATCTACGTCGGTAAACCGAAAGCTGGTTCCGGGCACCAAGCTTCTTCTCCTAAAGTGAGGATTTAACTAATGTGTTACGATCCGTGGGAGCACGGCATTCGAAAGTTCACCGTCTTGTACTTTCAAGCAGTGTACGAGAGCACTCGGCAGGATCGCCCTGAACAGCATCGTCATCAGTGGTCGGGCAAGGTCGAATTTTTTGAGCAGGGCTACGTCGAAAAGCTCGTCGAGCTTGACGACGAAGATCTCGAAGAGTGGCTTGACAATATCGAGAACATGGACAAGCGCGCCCAAGAGCGACTTTTGGAGCCCGCCGAGAACGAGCAGAAGCGTCGCGCGGAGAAATCGGCAGATGTGCATTAATGTTTCTACTGAAGAGCTAATCAAAGAACTGACTAAGCATGGCGCACTTCCACGATGCCTATGTGGACGTTGGCAAACGTACGTTGGAGCGTATGATCGCGATGGATACACGCTTCGGTGCCACGGCTGTCTAAAGGCTATCGCAAAGTGTACCTGCGGATGATGCGCGGCTGGGAAGTAATCACTACATACAGTCGGGATAAGCCGAAAGCCTATCAAATAGAAGTCTGGAATCAGCCGTTCAAGGATTGGCTACACGCATGCGTTTACCACTGGTATGACATGCGAGTGGAGAAGATTCCATTTGTTAAGTGGTGGAGTCACCGAAAACCCAAGGGAAGCGATTGGAGCTATAGTACGCGCTGCCTACGTCGGGACGTCCGTTGCTATCACTTCAGTAGGCGTGGTAAGGTAATTGTTGCCACGTTCGATATTGATCACGAACAGTACCTAAAGATGTTTTCTCGATGAGGTTAGGATACATGAGCGACGAATCCACACGATACCAAGTAAAGCGGGATCATTACGACGGCCTTACCGATGGGGATCGGCGTCTTAATGTGGAAGGTCGCTTGCTCGATGTACTCTCCAAGTATGGTGGAAAACGTGTTGTAGCTGGTAAGGTAGTGCACGATATGGTGCAAGAACTTGCCAACGAAATATACAAGATGAAATCCGACGGCCTCATTTAGAAGGGAAGATGCCGATGGATATTGTTACTCGTAGCGAATGGGGAGCACGAAAACCCGATCCCCGCCCGTTTCCCACCACGTCATGGGCGAATCGAACAGGATTCGTCGTCCACTACTCCGCCGCCGATGATGATCAGACCGTTCGATCCATTCAGAACTATCAGATGGATACCAGGGGCTGGCGAGACATTGGCTACAACTTTCTCGTAGATAAGCATGGCAAGCTTTACGAGGGAGCCCAAGGGACGTGGTTGGCGATTGGCGTACACGTTGCCAATCACAACACGGCGAACATGGGCGTCTGTGCTATCGGTAAGGATTCACAAATTACCGACGCACACAAGCGCGCGATTCGCGAGCTTTACGACGAATGTAATCGCCGTGCGGGGAAAACTCTAGCCAAGCGTTACCACAGCGGCATGGCCGGGGCGAGTACGTCGTGTCCTGGGGATAACCTACGCGCGTGGGTCCAAAAGGGAATGCCGATGCCCGGACCTGTACCACTGCCTGAGGAGGATAACGAGTTGAATTCGGATCAGAATGACTGGTTGAAAGACACCAACTACACCGCAACCAACATTGATGACCCCACCAAGGCAGGTACGGAAAAGGTTCCTCTGCACGTTTGGGCTTCGTGGGTTGGTAAGACACTAGTCGCGCAGCAGGAAGCGCTCAATCGAATTGAAGCGAAACTCGCGGAGCCCCAAGGATAATACTAATAGATAAGCTTCAATGGAATCTTGCCCTTGACATGCGGTGATGGCCCGAGGTAGAGTTGTTGCACACCAAGTTTATGTCTCTCAAAATCCCTTATTGTTTTGTGGAGCATTTGTGCTTAATGACGCTATCGCGGGCCTACCCATTAGTAAGGTAATCGAGCAGCCTCCGTTTTTTAACATGATGATCTACGGAAACTCGGGAGCGGGAAAGACTCGATTGGCAGGTTCAGCCGATGCCGTCCCCGAACTTCGTAGGGTTTTGTTTATTGACGTTGAGGGTGGTACTCTTACCTTACGTAATACGACGTACAACGAGGTAGAAGTCGTACGTGTACGATCGTGGCAAGAGATGGAAGCAGTGTACAAAGAACTGATGCTTCCCGGCCATGGATTCAATACTGTCGTAGTTGACAGTCTCACTGAGCTGCAAAAGCTTTCGATGGATCGAATCATGCGTCGGCTCGTTGAGACCGGTGATGACGAATCTATCGAGAATGTTGATGGAGACCTCGTTCCACAGATCAGGGAATGGAACATCAACATCGAGCAGACCCGTAAGGTTGTACGAAAATTCCGCGACCTTCCAGTTAATACTATCTTTACTGCGCTTGAACATTCAGACAAAAATATGCTGAGGGGCACGACTCGTCGTAAGCCCTCGTTGTCTGGAAAAGTTAAAGATGAGGTAGCCGCGTTCCTTGATATTGTGGGCTATTTGTATACCAAGGAACGAGATGTGGATGGTGAATCTAAGCAGCAACGGATGCTTCTTACGGGCCAGACTGAGGACACGGTAGCCAAAGATCGGTCGAACCGACTTCCAATGGTTATTCCGGATCCCACAATGGCAACTATCTACGAATTTCTCAACAAGGAACAGTAGGGAATGACTGTGGAAGGTCTAAGGCTTAACCTTACGGACCAAGAGGTTAATTCTGAAGCGCGTACGTATAAGACTCCCCCGAGTGGCGCTTACGTTTGTAACATTGTCGAGTTGAACGCCGAGACGGTGAAGCCCGGCTCGGACAACGCGGGCAAGCCGTACTGGCGGGCACGTTTTGTCATTGATCAGGGAAGCGAATTCGACGGCACTCCCCTCTTCTCTAATATCATGCTGTTCGAAGGTGCTGCTTTCCAAATCACTCAACTTGTTAAATCAGTGTTTCCTGATCTGCTTGAGGGCAACGAGCTACGCATTCCCAATGCGGAGGCTTTCATGGGCAAGCAGATCATGGTGACGGGCATCAAGCATCGTGAAGGCAGCAACATGATGCGTAAAGGCAAGATTGTTGGGAAGTACGAGAAAGACCAGTTCGACGTTAAGGGCTTCCGCGCCCTTGATTCTTCGTACCTGACGACGAAGAAATCCGCTAACGAGTACGACCTCCCGTAAACGCAAGGGCAAGTTTTGACCCGGGTCGAGCTTGCGCTTGGCCCGGGTTTCTTTTGGAGGTGTTAGGTGCAATGGCCAGTATTTGGCGCCATGGTGGAAAACACTGAAAAGTCAAGAGAAGACTTTTTCACACTCATCTTCCCACCAGGATCAAGCGGTTATCTCTGCATTGCATATATATCGCCACTGCAACGCCACGACGCAGAACAACACTTCTTCGCTTTTCCTGAAGAACTCCCTAAAGCTTTGCAACACATCAGCAGTAATACGAGATCGGGAAAACATGCGTACTTCTGTCCACACCTGTTCAAAACCAAGGAACGCAAGAAAGAACAGGTTGAGTTTTGTGCGTCCGCGTGGGCGGATTTGGACACCTGTGACCCTACACTGCTCAACGTCGAACCGTCAGTGGTCATTCAGAGCAGTCCCGGTCGGTTCCAAGCATTATGGCTTTTCGATCGTCCTGTCGCACCACTCGAAGCCGAAGACATCAGTCGTCGCATTGCCTACTTTCACAAAGAGCAGGGCTGCGATATGGGGTGGGCACTCACCAAGCTTCTACGGATTCCGTATACACTAAACTATAAGTACGGAGACGTTGAGTCGGCACCACTGGTGGTTATTACTACTGCGCACCACCGGCTCATGCGGAAGAGCGATTTCAACAAATATCCAGAAATCCAAGCGACAAAGTTCGTCCATGACGATATGCCGGACATGGATGTCGAACCACCACTCGACATCATGCAGCGTTATCGTACAACGTTGAATCCGCTGGCCTTTGAACTCTTCGATAAAGACCCCACAGACGGGGAGGATTGGTCGTCCAAGCTTTGGAAGTTGATCCAACTCCTCATTGAAGCTGGACTTACTCGACCACAGCAGTTTTCGGTCGCCATGCAGGCGAAGTGTAACAAGTACGCTCGCGACGGCCGACCCCCCATCGACCTATGGAATGAAGTCCTCCGCGCCAACATCAAGCACCTGGAAATCACGCTATCAATTCCTAAACCTGATACCGTCATCTACGAACTCATGACGGATGCTGAGGTTTCTAAAGTACAACAGCGCGAAACTTTCGTAGAAAGGTACATCACATGGGCGACGGACCTCACGGATGCATCGCCACAATACCACCAGGCTGGCGGCTTTACTGCGCTAAGTGCAGTGATTTCGTCGAATGCAAGACTATTTACTTCATTTGGAACGATCCGGCCGAACTTGTGGTTTATGATCCTTGCGGACACTACTTTAACCCGAAAAACTACAGCGATGCGGATCGCGACGTCTTTGCTCCAGGAGATCGATGATGACGTTGTCTTCGCTACTGACGGCTCGGCTGAAGGAATATTATCGTCACTCTCCGATCGAGATGGAAAAGCTTCGCTATTCTATCGAGACGAAGTTACCGGACTCATGCAATCCATTATGGCTAAGGACTACATGTCCGACATGCCGGAGCACTTTACTAAGCTCTACGATAATGATGTCGTCCGACGACTGCTGAAGAAAGAAACCATCACCGTTCGAGACCCGGTGTTCCTCATGCTCTGTGGGGGCATCAAAAGCAAGATTCAGATGATGTTAACGGAAGAGCATATCGCGAGTGGGTTCGTCCCGCGATTTGTCTTCATCACCGCAGAAGCCGATGTATCACGACTGCGCCCTGTGGGGCCTGCGGTAACGACCAACGATGAAACGCGATCGGTAATTATCAACGAATTAACCGATATTCGAAATCATTACAATACCACGATCAACATGCACTATGGCAATTCAACGATCGGAGCTGTACCTAACTTCGCGGTAGAGTTGACGAATGAAGCATGGATCAGATATAATGAACTAGAAGACGTCATGGTCAAGTCTGCCCTTGATAGTGGGTTGTCATTCTTAACTCCCGTGTACGACCGCTTAGCTAAATCCATTTTAAAGTCAGCTATTCTCATTGCCGCTTCGCGCCAACGTGGCAGCGTTATAAATGTGGATAAGACAGACATCCTACATGCAATCTATTACGGCAGGCATTGGAAGACATATGGCAGTGAGATTGTCAATGGAGTTGGAAAGTCCCGGGAGGAACGACTGATCGATACCATTGTCACACGTCTAAAGACTGTGCCAGGGGGTTTAGCTCGGTCAGAACTAATGAGAGATTACCAACTCTCTAACAAACACGCTGCCGAATTGTTTGCCACAATGCTACAGCGTAATCTTATCCACAAAACTCAATTCGGTCCATCCGAGTTGTACCACGCAGTCCGGGAGGCATGATGCCATACATTGGCGCCAAGGTTAGGCATAAGGATGAAATGGTGACGATAAAGGTGTGTGGAACGGAGAAACTATTCTTGACTAGCCCGTCCAAGCTACAAGACATAGTTTCTTCAGCTGTTGAGGCTGGGCCATTTGATGATGAGCCCGTCGTGGGAATTGCTAAGATCGTAGCAGAGGCCCTATACGAGAATGAGAATGTATTGTGGGTTGAGTGTGAAATCCTCAATGCCGATGGCACCATTTATGGAAACACGGTTACCCTACTAGACGCATAGGAGATTAAATGGAGCTAGCTCGCCTACGCTATTGGGATCAATTCTATGCACTCCAAGATGGTGTTTGGACGCAAGTGTCTCCAGAAGACGTTGTCACAATGTTCAATAGTATAGTGGAGCGCTACAAGGTCGTCCTTGACGACATAGAGGAGATCGTTCGTGGACATAACTCCTGAGCAGACCTCCCGCTACATTAGAGAGCTGCAATCGATACGCAATGAGCGCTTGGACTCCGTATTGTCCGATGGCGTCCAACTAGAAACACTCGTCGCGGATATAATGAACTCCCTTGAAGTTCTCTATGTAGTTCATCGCGCTAAGATGGCTCATGAAGAGTAAGATACTCGACGTTTTGATCTGGATTGTCGATCGTCTCAATAAGCTGGTGTGGCGTGACGGAAAGCCTGGGAAGAAAACACCCCCTCGCTGAATGCGAGCGGTGCCCCTATAAGACCATAGGCAAGTACGTCCCCAGCCTTTTTCCTACTAAACCGATTAAGCTCTCCGTTGTCGGCGAAGCCCCTGGGCCACAGGAGGCTAGGACGGGAATACCATTTACCGGACCATCGGGTGATCTTCTCAACGCAGTTCTCAAACATCATGGAGTTGCACGTGAAGAAGTCTTCCTCACCAACATTTGCAGTTGTCGTCCTTCTGGCCCTACTGAAGCTCCTCCGAAAGATGCGATTGCTGCATGTGCAAACCGACTCAATCGCGAGATCGATGGCGTTCTCCCACGAACCGGAGAAGCTAGAAGTACGATTGTCGCTGTGGGTGGGACGGCAGCCAAAGCGTTACTGGACGATAATCGTAGAATCTCCAGCCTCCGTGTGGGACCGCCGAAGCCGAGTCCTCATCGAGACGACGTCGAGATCATTGCAACCTGGCACCCTGCTTTCTGCCTTAGATCCCCTGATGCTTTCCCGTCTTTCGTCCGCGACATCGGAAAGATCAACGGAGTAAAACATGGCCCATGGGTTGAACCAGAGTACAAAGTATTTGACGACCCTAGTGTTGCCTTATTGGCGCTACAGCGGCTTATTGAGCGAGTACGACTGGTGGTCGTTGACATTGAGGTCGGTATTGAGAAAGACTTCAATTATGCCCACCCAGAAGACTATGCTCTACTCTGCGTTGGAATCGCATACACCAAAGGCAAGGCTGTGGTTCTTGGTGAAAATTCACTTAAAGACCGGCGAGTACTCGATAAACTACGGGAACTACTCAGTCGAGTTAAAGTCGTTGCTCACAATGGCAAATTTGACCTACGCGGACTTTCCCCAGTGGTGGGCGTGCAGCAGCTTTGGTTTGACACAATGCTTGCCTCCTACGCAATTGACGAACGCCCTGGACAACATGGCCTCAAAGTCCTCGCTATTGAGCGCTTGGGGGCACCAGCGTATGACGATGACGTCAAGCAGTATGTAGGGAAAGGGAAGGGCAAGTCGTATGGAAACATTCCTCGACCCATCCTTTATCAGTACAATGCTTATGACGTCTGCTGCACATGGGATTTGTACGAACTGTTCGCCATCGAGTTGGGAGAGCGTGGCCGACAGGCACACGACTTTATGGTCGCCGCCGCAAACGAACTCATTTATCTCGAACTGGCCGGAATCCATTTTGACCATGACTATAGTGCAGACCTAGCTGAAGAATACCTAGAACGAATCAATGACACGGAAAAAGAGATCGTAGACACTGTTGGATACTACGTTAATCCCCGATCACCCAAGCAAATCCAAGCGTACTTGCTGAAGAAGGGTATTCGCACTAAAACAACCAACAAGGATTTTCTTGCGGAGATCCGCCCGTTCATGACAGATACAAAGGAAGAGGTTGGTCGGTTCATCGACGTCCTGTCAAAGAACCGAAAGGCGAGCAAGCTGTATGGCACGTACATTAAGGGCCTATCGCAGAGGACAACCCATGGGAATATCTATACAACGTATTTACTCCATGGAACAACCTCTGGTCGGCTTGCCTCCCGAAATCCAAACATGCAAAACATTGTTCGCAATAAGCCAATCCGCAACCAGTTTACAGTTGCTTCTGGAGACAACGTACTTATCCAACTCGATTACAAGCAAGCTGAAGGGCGGGTTATCACGACCCTTGCCCAGGACGAATACCTACGCGATATCTTCCAAGACCCTACACGTGATATATTCGATGAACTAACGGAGCGAGTCTATGGAGCAGGAAATTGGGCCAAAGAAGAACGTGTTAAGATTAAGACGTTCTTCTATGGACTATCCTACGGGCGAGAAGCGCCATCTATCGCTCGTGAATTCGACATGCCCCTCGATGAGGCCCATGAACTACTTAGTAGTTTTAAGAATCTCATTCCTGCAACAGTCGCTTGGCAGTCCGCCATCAGCCACAAGGTCCTCAGCGGCGAAGACCTGATTACCCCATTCGGCCGGAAGCGTAGCTTCCACCTGATCACAGATGAGAATAAGCGTGATGTCCTCAACGAGGCCCTGTCCTTCTTGCCCCAATCCATCGCATCAGATATCTGTCTCTCCGCACTCGTACGTTTGCGACCAATGCTGGTCGGTCTGGCAACGCTTCGACTCACAATCCACGATGCCATTGTTACGGAGTGTCATAAAGATAGATCGAGCGAAGTTATCGAAGTCATGAAGAAAGAAATGATCGCAGCCGGAGAGAGGTTTACTGACTACGTGCCATTTGCTGTCGATTCGACCATTGGCACACGACTGGGACAACTCTAGATGAGACTGTCAGCAGTTATTGGTTATCTGTTTTGTATTGGTGTCGCCACACTTATGGTTTATGGCGCTATCTATTGGAGTAGAAGATGAAGAAGCTGTTAGTCGTTTTCACTGTGCTAGCTTTAGCTATCATTGGCGCACCTGCTCCCGCCCTAGCGTCTTGGAACGCTTGCGACTGGGGCCGGTTCTGCATGTGGAACAACGAGAATTACTGGGGCACGTTTAGTCAGGTTCTTTACCCAACAGGCCAATGTATTAATTCAGCGTTGTCTAACACTGCCAGTTCCGTTCGCAACAATAGGCCACTCAGCACGTACATCCACGAAGGTCCGTGTAGCGACCAACGCAATTCATGGCTGGTATCCCCGGGACAGTCGTACAGTCCTATGCCCGCTGGATGGAATAACGCTATGCAGTCGTTCACGATGGTAGAGTAGTAAATGTTAACCAAAATCAAACCCTTCTACGCGGTACTTGTCCACGAAGACAAACCAGACGATAATGGTACTCCTACAGAGGTTATTGAGTATACGTGGACTCGCAAGGGAGCCGAAAAAGTCCAAAAAGCTGCTTACTCCAAGATGATTCAACCGTATAACAAGTGGGTTATGGTTCTACCAGCCAACTGGAAATGGTGGTGGACTATCAACTGTGGAACAGTGTATCGCTATGTAGGGTTTGATGATCGGACAGGCACCTTCCTATCCACCAGAGTTGGTTGGTGGCGTAGAGAACGACTATGGCGCGCTCTATGGAGGTTGGCTCGTGGACGACATAAGGGCAGCCATCGTCAAAAGGCTAAACAACAGGATCAATCACCTGAGGAAAACTAAGCGTCTTATGAATTTTCAAGATCCATTACTCGATGTCCACATTGCCCGTTTAGTCCGACTTCGCGACCGTACAAGTACCCTAGGCCACCGCGAGTTAGGACCTCTCCGAGAAGATATTTAGCGGAGTTTAAAGACCATGAGAATACTTGCCATCGATCCTGGAGAAGATGTAGGACTTTCCTTCCTTGACACTAAAACAGGACGAGACATGTCTTGGCAATATCGCCCAGATACTAATCCTTATATAATCTTTTGGGCACTACTTCATGGACAGCGACCGGATGTAATTATCTGTGAGGATTTCTACCATATTCCTCGGTACATGAAGCTCAGCATGATCACCTCAGAACTCATCGGTATAGTGAAGCTTTATGCTTCAAAAGAAGTGATCCAACTGATTATGCAGAACCGTGGCATGAAACAGGGCTGGCCGAACCAGAAGCTTAAGATGCTTGGATTGTTTGTCCCCGGGAAAGACCATGAAGACGCTATGGACGCACTACGCCATCGACTGGTGTATCAGGAGAAGCACGATATGATTGATTGGGCTAAACTGAAACCGTAGCATCCGAACCTACCGTTTCCCCCGTTTCCACCGAGCCTATCGCTTGACCAATACGGGCAAGGTGGAATGTGGCCACGTTAATGTCGTAGTCAGTCGGCAACGGTGGTGGAACAATTGCCGTGATCGATGGAAACGGAATCACCGTTGTACCAAGAACCACGTTCGGGGTGACAGTCGAACCTGCATTAATAACAGGTATTGGAATTGTAGTAGTACTAATCACCACAGTGGGCAGTGCACGTGTCACTGCGATTATCGATGGCGTAGGGATAGTCGTAGTGGCAGAAACAACTACGGCTGAAACTCTCGACCCGGCTGCCACTGTGGGGGTTGGTATTACTGTAACCGCGTTAACGACAATAGGTATGATCCCCGCACCAAGACGAATCACAGGCGTAGGGATAGTTGTAGTTCCAGAAACCGCGACGGCCGAGATCGTTACGCCGGTTTGAATTGTTGGCGTTGGAATCAACGTAGTAGCAGAAACGACTGTCGCGACAACTGTGGCACTTCCGCCAGCAATTATTGCAGGTATGGGAATGGTCGTGGTGGCGACCACGGTGGAAACGGTGACCTGAGCCCCCACAGATGGGGTGGGAGTCGGAATCGTGGTTGTACCATTAACCACGATGGGTGCGACTGTAACGCTGGCTTTAATTGTTGGCGTGGGTATAGTTGTAGTGCCCAAGACAACCGTAGGAACAGACCTAGCGCCAGCCGCGATGATAGGCGTGGGAATATTAGTTGTGCCTAAAACCGCAGTAGGGGTAGCAACGGCTCCAGCCCGAATTGTAGGCGTTGGAATAGTTGTCGATCCAGAAACCACAACTGCTGAAATGATAGAGCTGGCAATAATGTTGGGGGTAGGAATTGTCGACAACTATTCCAACGCCTACAATTCGGGCTGGAGCCGTTGCTA